CCGGTGCATTGGTAAAATTCCAAGCATCGGTGAGCAAGGTCGGAAAGGAATCAAGCAATCCTTTCTTCAAATCCAAGTATGCAAGTTTAGCGAACATACTGGACACCATTCAAAAGCCATTGAGCGAATGCAATTTGGCAATCAGTCAATTTCCTAATGGGGTGGAACTGACCACTTTAATCGTTCACGCTGAATCAGGCGAATGGATGGAATCATCCTATGTGATGCCGGTTGCAAAACAAAACGATCCACAAGCAATGGGAAGTGCAATCACCTATGCTCGGAGATATGCACTCGGTTCAATCTTAAATCTGAACATTGACGATGACGATGACGGTGAGAAAGCAATGGGAAGGCAGTCAGCACCAAAGCGTGATGAACTCACACCAAAGCACCCAAGTTGGGCAAAAGCCGTTGAGCATTTGAAGACGGGTGGATTGATGACCGACATCACCACGAAGTTTGAAGTATCTCCAGTCAATCAGAAACTTTTAATTGGTGAGAAATGAAACTTGAACTTCCAACTATTCACACTAATTTGACCGAAGACGATTGGCATCAATTGAGAAGTTCTCGTTTCACGGCATCTGAAATTCACAAACTGATGGGTACTCCGAAAAATAAATCGGAGTATCTCTCAGAAACGGCGAAGACATTTATCTTTGAGAAGGCAGCGGAGTATCTAACCGGACAAAAAGCAGAGATGTATGGTCGTGCTTTGGATTGGGGAAAGGAACACGAGAAAGAAGCATTTGAATACTTCTCTCAGCAGACCGATGACTTTTACACATACTACGGTGCGGAAACATACACCTTCATCACTTATGGAGAATGGGGTGGATATTCACCTGATGCACTTGGTACACACCTGGTTGAAATTAAATGTCCGTTCAATAGCGGAAACCACCTTCAGAACTTCTTCATCACCAACAACGAACAGTTCAAATCCAAACGACCAGAATACTATTGGCAAGTTCAAATGGGTATGGTTGCAACGGAGATGACTGAAGCGTTGTTCTTGAGTTATGATCCACGAATGCCCATCGGCAAGAAGCTCACGCAAACCTTGATCACTTTGGAGGAGGACATCCAAGAAATCATTGACGAGAAGTTGGCATCGGCTGGAGAACTATTTATGTCAATCACTAAATAAATCGTTCATTCACCAACTACGCTATAAAATAAATTTGTTATTATGAAAATTAATTTGTTATTTTGATTTATGGATTTGATATTCTTAATCGTAATCACACCCATCACCATTGCGGTGATGTTCGTGTACTGGAAGTTGAAACAATACTTCAATGACTTTGAAAAATTGCCTGAGGCATCACCGTATCAATTTGAAAGGGACAACTACATCCCCGAATTTGATACCTACACGAAGGCAATCTACAAACACAAATTTTACAAAGGAAAAAGCAAATGATACAAAACTACTTAATAATCGGAATGGCAATCTTGTTTGCCATCACCCTTCTCCAGTTGCACAAAACAACCGAACGAGAAGATGAGCTACTTGAAAAAATCTCAAACAAGAATCGTTTGATTTGGGATTATGAAACCGAACTACTTGAGATCAGGTCAAAGATTGCGGAAGCAAATGACCGTGCAAAAACTTGGGAACTACAAGCTACATTCTTAAAAGAACTAAACAATGACAAACCTAAAAGCACTCGTGGTCAAAGCATCAATAAATAACATCATCAAGTGGCGTGTGTACTTCGCTGGAGAACTTCTCGCAACCTTTGAGAATGAAACTGATGCAATCTATTATGCTAATTTTATAGACAGACAATAATGAATACAAAAGAAATGGTTGCCTATTTATTGCAACACAAACCCGAAACAAGGGATTGCGACATCAAGCTGATGTCTGTAATTTACCGCAGATTATGCGATGGCAAAGACTTCTTCACGGAGTTTGAAGCTAAGCGATTACCAGCACCGGAAACAATCCGTAGATGGCGAGCAAAACTCCAAGAAGATAACGAGGAGTTGCGTGGTGCAGTTTATTATGAAAGATATTCGTACCAACAAAAAGTAAAAAAAGAATTAGGATATCATTTCTAATTTCTTATATTTGAATCGTTAACTGGAATGTAAGAGATTCCGAAAGTTAAACCACTATTGCCTCATTGAATTTGTCGCACTCTTACTGCACAAATTTGGTGGGGCTTTTTTTATGGCTAAAGACAAAACATCATTTTTACTCTACTGCGACCAGCAAGGAGTATTCAACAAACTACCTGATGAAATTGCAGGTAAATTAATCAAACACATCTTTGCTTATGTAAACGATGAAAATCCACCTTGTGATGACTTACTATTGACCATCGCATTTGAACCCATTAAAACGCAACTGAAGAGGGATTTGCGTAAATATGATGATTACATTGATAAGCAAAAGTTTAATGGTGGGAAAGGTGGAAGACCAAAGAAGGAAGAAAAAACCCAAATAACCCAACCCTTTTTTCAAGAACCCAAAAAAGCTGATAATGTAAATGATACTGATAATGATAATGTAAAAGATATCAAAGTTAAGAAGGATGTTTTTATCAAACCATCCATTGTTGAAATTAAAAACTATATGTTGGAAATTGGGATGAACGATGTATCCGAAAAATGGTTTGACTACTACGAATCAAACGGATGGCTTGTAGGTAAAAACAAAATGAAGAACTGGAGAGCAGCGGTCAGGACTTGGAAGAATAACAATCTTTCAAATAATGTTACTACTCCACAAGTTATCAACCGAAAAATATTTAACTTGCACGATTATGACTCAAGAACTTGAAGATTACATAATCGGTCAACTATTATTCTACGACCAAACTCGTGCAATGTTGCCGAGAATCAAATCGCAATGGTTTGAAGACAATCTAAACAAACGGATTGTCGAATCAATGTTGGAGATGTACATCAATAACGATGAGATTGATGTTTTAACTTTGGGAAAGAAGTTCAGCCGTGCTGAGATGGTGACCATCGTCAAACTCACGCAGAATGTTTATGGTGTTCCAAACATTAGCAGTCACCTTCCAGCACTTGAACACAAGTACCTGAAGAAACAATTCATTGAGAACATCACCAACTTGGATTTGACTTCGGACTTGAAAGAGATTCTCACCAATGTTCAGACAATGGTTGACAACACCAAGTTCACAACCATCAATGATCCCGTCACGATTACCCAAGTTACCAACAAGACCGTTGATGCTATTATTGAGGCGGTGCAAAGAGGTGACAAGCTCACGGGAAGACCAACGGGATGGGCAGGACTTGACCGAGTATTGGGTGGATGGAACAACGGTGATTTGATTGTGATGGCTGCAAGACCCGGTCAGGGTAAAACGGCACTTGCTTTGTCGTTGATGTATGACTTCGCCAAGATTGGCGGTAAGGGATTGTTCTTGTCGCTGGAGATGAGCAACGAGCAACTTGTTAAAAGATACTTGTCATTGATCACCGACCTTGCCAATTGGAAGATTCGCAATGCAAACCTTCGGGAGTTTGAAGTTCATCAACTAATAAATTCAGCCAACAATCAGACGGTTCAATTCTACATTGATGACGATCCAAATTGCAGTATCCAACAAATCAAATCCAAAGCGAAGATTCACAAAGCGAAACACGGACTTGAGTTGTTAGTCATTGATTACATCCAGTTAATTAAAGGGACAAAAACAAACCGGGAACAAGAGATTGCAGAAATTTCCCGAAACTTAAAATTGCTTTCTAAGGAACTAAATATCACCGTCATAGTGTTGGCTCAGTTGTCACGCAAATGTGAGGAGAGAGCGGACAAGAGACCTATGCTTAGCGATATCCGTGAGAGTGGAAGTATTGAGCAAGATGCGGATGTCGTGATGTTCCCATTCCGCCCGGCATACTATTCAGGTGAGAAGCTCCAGCAAGAAGAAGCCGAACTAATTATCGCAAAGAATCGTCACGGTGAATGCTACACAATCAAAACGACATTCATCGGTGAACGCACAATGTATCAAGAACGACTATGAGACACGGGAGTTTATTTTCGGGAATAGGTGGATTTGATTTAGCAGCCGAGTGGATGGGATGGGAAAACATATTTCATTGCGAGTGGATGGAATTTCCACGAAAAGTATTGGACTATCACTTCCCTGATGCGGATAGTCACATTGATATTTGTACAACTGATTTCAAAAAATATGCAAACAAAATTGACATTCTTACCGGTGGATTCCCCTGCCAACCATTCTCCCTTGCCGGGAAACGAAAAGGCACGGATGATGAACGCTACTTGTGGGGCGAGATGCTTAGAGCAATACAAGAAATTAAACCGAGATTCGTCATCGCAGAAAATGTCTTTGGTATCACGAATATTGATGGCGGATTGGTATTCGAGCAGGTGTGCCTTGACTTGGAAAATGAAGGGTACGAAGTTCAACCGTTTATTATTTGTGCTGCAGCCAAAAACGCACCGCACCGAAGAGACCGATGCTGGTTTGTTGCTACCAACACCAAATGCAGCAGAAGGATACAAATCAGCCAAAACATACAACCCAAAAAGTCAAATGGGTTCCAGTTTATCCGCAATGTCAAGAAGCGGAATGCTTCCAACACCAAGAGTGGGAGGACAGGAAGATTACAAAACGAGGAACATAAGACAAGGTCATCAAAAAGCAATGAGTTATCTGGAAGCAAACATTCAATATCAAACTGGAACAACTTCCCATCTCAACCCCCGATTTGTAGCGGAGATGATGGGATTTCCAACGAATTGGACGGAATTACCTTTCCAAAGTGGAGAGCAGAATCAATTAAAGGATACGGAAACGCAATAGTGCCACAAATTGCCTATCAATTATTTCAAATTATAAACGAGTTATGACAAACTACTACCAGGAAATACATTTACTAAAACAAGAAGTCAAACGGCTCAAAGGAGTTGTTGCCGAACTGAATCAAAAACGAATTGACGAGGTCAAGAAACTCAAAGAAGAAATCGTAAACCCAAGATGCAAGATCAACGAGATAGATGCCGAGTGGACTGAAGCGATGCGAGTGGTTGCAATCGTCTATGATGTCACACCCGATGCAATCGTGGATAAGGTTAGAACTCAAAACATTATGGATGCTCGGCACTTGTTTTGCTATTTATGTAGGAAGCATCTGAAGATGACCTACCTTTCCATCGGCAAGATTCTTCACCGTGACCACTCAACCATCATCAACTCCGTGCAAGTGTACGATTCACTTATAGAATATGACCGAACAACCAACAAACTATATGTCGAATCTCTATCCTTATTGGGTTTGCATTTGCACGAAAGGTCTAAGCTCGTCAATACATATTCTACGGTCTGAAGATGAGATGTTCAGGATAAAGAAAAAATACGAAAAGAATGGTTATATTTGTAGTATTGAAAAGAAAATGTGAATAAAGCGGAAATCATAGAGGAACTGTCAAAAGCGGAATGGCTCACCAAAGCCACCAAGAATATCGCCAAAGGAAACGAGTTGGCAAGGGAACTCTATCAATTCTACTTTTTGACCATATTGCAAAAACCTGATGAACAAATTGAGAAAATATACAATGACGGATACATCCAGTTTTGGACAATCCGTCTTTTGTACCTTTGTATCAACGGCAACCGGCATCCCTTTGGTGAATCTCGCATCTATGATCAATACGATGTCTATGACTTACACTTGTCTGAAGAACCCGACCTTTTTTTGGAACGGGAAGAAGATGAAAGAATCGAACAAAAACGAATCAACAAAATAAATCAGGTAACTGAAGAAGCGTATTTCTATGAGAGGGAGTTATTCAAACTTTGGTGCAGCGGAATGTCAGCACGAGCAATCCACCGCCAAACGGATATTTCAGTCAGAGAGATTCTGCGAGTAGTTAAATTAATGAAAGAAAGATGTACAACGAAATAATTGGAATTGCTTGTCTAAGCATCATCATCGTCAACTTCGGCAAACCAGCCGACCTACTCAAACGCTATCTCTACGGAAGCGACTACTCCAAATGGAAACGAATGAAACCACTTGATTGTGCTTTCTGCTTGTCTTGGTGGCTTGGCTTGTCGTTTTTTATATACACCTACGGATTTGTGGGTATCTTGTACGCATCCATCGCAACCGTAATTGTTGCACTCCTTGAAACAAAACTATGATAGAATTCATCCAGTC